GTTGCGGGTGAATGGCGAGCAGACCGTGGGAAGCATCAGCGAGCAGCTTGGCGAGGCTCCGGGGGCCATCAGCTATCACTTGGGGCAGCTTGCACGGGTGGGACTGGTGGAGAAGGTGAGGTCTCCTGATGGCGACCGAAGAAAAAGCTGGTGGAAGGCTTGCCAAACCGCCGTTCGTCTGGGGAACTCCGAAGAAAAGAACAGTGCAGACAAGGCAAAGGCCATGGATCTGTTTCGGCGTTCGGCGGCACTTTCCTACGAGATGGCCTACGAGCGTTTTCTGGACAGGCTGCCGGAATTGCCTCGGGAATGGGCCGATTCATGCACCAGCGACGATCATGTTCTGAACCTGACCGCCGAGGAAATGTGTTTAATGATTGAGGAACTCAATGAGGTCGTACGTCGCTGGCAAATCAAGGCCGGCATGCACGGCGACGATGAGCTGGGTGTCGAACCCGTGGCGCTGATTCTACAGGCTTTCAGGTGGTTTTCGTAAGGAATCGGCGGACTTTGCATATGGACCCATAGGCGATCTGAACAGCGTGGACGGAACAGGGAAAACAAGTGAAACAAGACATGGACGGATAACGTCCGAATTCCTGCGCACTTTCGGTTTTGTTCTTCGTTGAGATGTTGAAGCGGGCATGGCCCGCGTCCTGTGTACGATTTTCAGTCGCCAAACAAAGAATCGCAATTGGAAAGCAGGACGCGCAGCCATGCCCGACAGCAACATCATACAGATCGACCAGAACCTGTTCGAGACCAAACTCGACCGGCTGGTCACCGAGAAGATGACCCAGATCCTCAACGCCATGCTCGACGCCGAGGCCGACGAGATCACCGGGGCCGCCAGATACGAACGCAAGGAGGGGCGCAAGGCGTACAGGGCCGGCCACTACGAACGCACGCTCACGGCAAAGGCGGGCAGGCTCGAGCTCAGGGTGCCGAAACTCAAGGGCGCGGTCTTCGAATCCGCGGTCATCGAACGCTACCGCAGGCGGGAGTCCAGCGTCGAGGAGGCGTTGATGGAGATGTACCTGGCGGGAGTGAGCACCCGTCAGGTCGACGACATCAGCAAACTGCTGTGGGGTGACAGGATGCCATCCCAGACCCTTTCCGACAAGCTCAAGCGCGTGTATGACGACATCGACCGATGGCGCACCCGGCCATTGGAATCCGAATACCCGTACGTGTTCATGGACGGCGTGTGGCACAAGCGCTCCTGGGGCGGAAGCGTGGAGAACGTCAGCGTCCTCGTCGCCATCGGCGTCAACGCGGAGGGCCACCGCGAGGTCATCGGCGTGACGGAGGGCATGAGGGAGGACGCTGCCAGCTGGGAGCAGTTCATACGAAGCATGATCGAACGCGGTTTGAAGGGCGTGCGCCTCGTGGTCGGCGACCGGTGCGCGGGACTCGTCTCCACGGTGAACTCGATGCTTCCCCGGGCGAAGTACCAGCGGTGCATGGTGCACTTCATGCGCAACGTGCTCTCGAAGGTGCCGCCCAACCACCGGGATTGGGCGTCCGCGGCCCTGAAGGCGATATTCGCCATGGAGTCCCGCGAATCCGCCCTCGCCAAGGCCGGGACGGTCGCCGCGGAGATGGAGTCCAGGAAGCTCAAGGCGGCGGCCGGCTGCCTGCGCGAGGGCATCGGGGAGACGACCGCCTACCTTTTGCCGGAATTCCCGACGGAGCACCGCAGGAGGATCCGCACGAACAACATGATCGAACGGCTGAACCGGGAGATCCGGCGTCGCACGCGCGTCGTCGGCAGTTTCCCGGACGGCAACAGCGCGTTGATGCTCATCTGCGCTAGAATCAGGTACGTCACCGCGAACGAATGGAGCACGCGCCGCTACCTCGACATGTCCCGGCTCGATGACAACCTGCAGGAAGCGAACTGATCATCGTCCCATGGACGGGCACGACCCTAAGTGCGCAAACCTTCGGGCACTACCTTCTAAGGAGAATCCAATGAACAATGAAATCCAGAAGTTCGATTTCAAGGGCGCGTCATTGCGCACCTTGACCGACGAGGCGGGGGATCCGTGGTTCGTCGCCAAGGGCCAGACGTACTTCATCCGCCGGTACTGCCTCCAGCCGTCGTTGGAAGCGGGCGCGTGATGGATGACAAAGAGGTGTTCGCCGCATTGGCGGCGGCGTTGAAGCCGATGAACACGACGAAGGATATCGCGGACAACTGCGGCATCAAGGAAGGCACCCTGGCGTACTGGCGTAGCGCGGGCATCGGCCCGAAGTTCGTGAAGGTGGGACGGACCGTCATGTATCCGAAGGAGCAGATGATCGCCTATTTCGCGCAACACCTGTACCAGTGCACGGCCGAATACGAGGAAGAGGTGGGTGCGTGATGACCGACAACGACTGGCATACCGATACCCCGTGGCCGGATCCATGGGAAGAAAAGGAGGACAAATGAACGCCATCCGCAAAGCCTGCGTCGAAGCGATATTCAGGGAATTGGAGGACGAAGGCGACGCCATCCGTCCGGCCTATGCCGACGGGTGGGACGACATCGAAGCAAGGCGTTCACTCGGTCACATCGTCGGATTCATCGACCTCGACGTGCCCGACATTGTGGACATCGTCATCGACACCATCAACAAGGAGCTGTGATGGAATCAATGCCTTTGGCTGTTGGTCAGGCACTGCTCGACTTCGTCGTTGCGTCTGGCGCCGAGCTCCGTAGTGTAAGCGACGTGGACCGTCACACGACAGGATCCACATCCGATGAACGCGAAGCCGGGTTGGGAGTTCAGACGGTCGATACTGGCCTGGTCTTCGAGTATCTGCTTGGAGAAGAACTCGCTTTCGAGCGCGACCTCTCCGAACGGCGCAACCTCGTCGACGTGCCGTTGCGCAACGGTCTGGTCTTTGCAACGGACGAACACGGACACGTCTCGTGCCATGTCGGGGCAATCGTTGACAAGGAAGACGGTCGAGGTTTCTCCATCGTATTCGACCCGCCACTTGTGGACCGTCTGGTCGGCGGTGACGGACAACGCCCGCTGGCTGATCGAGTTCGCGTCTGCAGCTATCTCGTTCGCCTTTCCTGCAAGGCGGTTGGCCTGCTCGGCGGCACGCTTCGATTCGACAGCGATCCGGTTGGCTTCCTCAGCCGAGCCGTTCGCCTGCTCCGAGAGCTTGTTGCCATGGCGCGCCTGGAACAAGGCGACACATCCGGCGACACCGCCAACCAATCCCGTGATGGCGCCAACGACGCCGGTGACCACATTGATATCCATTCCACCGATTCTAAAGCAGAGGTAAAACGATGAAAGCTCTTGCCCGCATCATCCTGCGACAGCTGCTGTTCGCGCTCTGGCTCGCCGCAATGTGGGTGCTGTATTGCACGCCGGCGTGCACGCACCCGATCGAACACCTCATCGCCGCGCCGTTCGCGGTGCTCATCCCGACGGCCGTCATCATGCGTCGCCTGTGCTCCACCCCCCGCTTCATGCGATGGCTGGACGAGCAACGGCAGTGAAGGACTTGGACGGTTCCGCACACATTGCGGCATGGACGTGGTTCGTCATGCGCGGCCATGCCGGAACCGCCCGCGCGTCAAGGAAAAGACGTTAAAACCAGCCGGACGGGTCATCTTCTCTCTTCTCCTCCCGTCCGGCCTTTCGCCGGGGCCCGCGACAGGATGCGGGCGCCATGGATCGGCGTGTTCAGGTCACGTCGGCGGATGGATGCGCGGTTCGAATCCGCGCCCCGGCACGACATCAATCCAAAGGAGGCAAACGTTGCCAAGCAAAACACCAAGCAGACCGGAAGGCGAGAAGTGGTTCGAATGGCCACTCACACCCGCCAGCGTCGGCATGACAGCCGCCGAACTGATCGGCGAACTGTATGAAACCATCAGCGCGCTCAACCGCGACCGTGGCTGGAACCTCACCATGGTCGCGCTGGCGCGCTTCGGCGAGATCGTCATCGACCGCGAGGCCGGATGCCTGCGCGCGAAATGCGCGTGGAAGGCCAAGGATCCAAGCCAGCTCGGCCCGGAACCGGCCGGATACGTGAGAGGGGAATGACATGGCTATCGGAGAGACCGTCATCACCATCGTCGGCAACCTCACCGCGGATCCGGAACTGAGAACCACCGGCCAGGGCGCGCAGGTCGCCAGCTTCACCATCGCAAACACCGCGCGCGTATACAACAAGCAGACCGGCCAGTACGAGGATGGGCCGGCGCTATTCATGCGCTGCTCGGCATGGCGTGACATGGCCTCGCATTGCGCGCAGAGCCTCTCGAAAGGCATGCGCGTAATCGCACAAGGCCGCCTCCAACAGCATTCCTACCAGGCACAGGACGGCACCAACCGCACCGTCATGGAACTGCAGGTTGACGAGATCGGCCCGAGCCTGCGCTACGCCACCGCGCAGGTCAGCCGCATCAGCCGACAGCCGCAAGGTCCCGTCTACGGCAATCCCGCCGCGCAGACGCCGACCGTCAACACCGGCGCAGGCGGCTGGAGCCAACAGCCGGCGCAGACACAGCAACCCGCCCAGCCGCCGGCCGATGATCCGTGGGGCGCGCCGGCGTCCGACCAGTCATCATTCGGAGGTTTCGGCAAACCCGACACGGAACCGGAATTCTAAGGAGCAGCAATGAAAGCCAGCGAACAACAGGCGCTCATCCCGCAGGAGGCCACGCCCGACACACTCATCGACCTCATCGGCAAGACCCAGCAGGTCACCAAGGCCGCGGCCGTCGTGCTCAAGGCATGCCGCACCGTCATGGACACCAAAAACAAGCAGGAGCACATCGACAAGTGGGGCGGCATCCACGCCATCACCGAAGCCGTGTACGACTGCGCGGACCTCGCTCAGCGCATCCTCGACGCGGGACTGGCCATGGAGAACATGTGCGCGAAGCCGGCCACGTCACGGCAGATGATCCTCATCGACGATCTGCGCCGCAGTCTCGACATGGACGATGGCGACGTGGAGGCGACCGTCGATCCGGACACCGGCGAGATCGACTGAACCACAGGAAGGAGAAGAAGAGATGTGGTTCATCATCGACGACCAGATGGCCGACGACAGGCGCATCCGCCGCCTGCCTCTCGCCACCGTGGGACTGTGGGTCAAGCTGTGCGTCATCCACTCCAAAGGCGTCTCGATGCAGGCCAAGGACCCGGCCGCGTATCCAGGATACTTCGACAAGCTCGATCTCAAGGACGCCGGCGGCACCCCGAAACAGCTCCAGCAGCTCATCGACTCGGGCCTCATGGAAGAGCACGACGGCGGATGGCGCCCCGTCTACGCCGAAGGCATCTGCAGGGAGCCGAAGATGCTGACCGAAGAGCAACGCGAGGCGCGCAGAAAGGCCGGAAGCAAGGGAGGACGCCGCAAGGCGGCCAACCAGAAAGCCAAGCAAACGTCTGGCGACTTGCCGGAAAACAGCCAAGCAAACGGAGAGCAAAACAGTAGCGAGACAGGTAGCAAACCGTCTAGCAAGTTGCTAGAGGACAGCCAAGCAAAAACATGGCATAAAACCGATACCTATACCGATAATCCCTCTCCGACCCCTCCCGCCGGCAAACCGAAGCAACCCGCCACGCCGGAATCCGGCTTCGACCATTTCGCCGAAGCCTATCCCGGATCCGTCGGCGCAAAAGGCCGCAAGACCGAAGCCGAAGCCAGAGCCCTATACGCGGCCATCGCCGGAAACCCCGTCGAACTCACCCGCCTCCAAACCGCGCTCCGCCGCTACAAGCACGCCGTCAACGACGGCCAAATCCGCAGCGGCCACATCCCACGGCTCAACACATGGCTCCGCGACCAGTGGAAGACCTGGGCGCCCGAACCAGTCACGCCAACACCACGCCACAAGCACACCTGGAACTGCGAACACGTCCACCAGCTCATGGACCCGCACGAGGACGAATACGACCACACCGGAAGCCTCAGGGAAGGCAATCCAAGCGAATGGTGGAAGGCATGCCAGGCGTGCGCAGACGAACTCAACAACCAAGAAACCAGCAAGGAGAAGCAATGAGCAGCTACCAAAGCAACCAGATCAAGCTCATCAACACGAGCCTGATCGACCCCCACCCCGACAATCCACGCAAAAACATCGGCGACGTGACCGACCTCGCCGCCAGCATCAAAACCAACGGCCTCCTCACACCCCTCAGCGTCGTACCCAACGGCGAGCGCTACAGGGTCATCGCCGGACACCGCAGGCTCGCCGCATGCAAACAGGCCGGCATCGGAGTCGCCCCATGCTTCGTGCTCCAGCTCGGCCCATTGCAGCAGTTGGAGGCCATGGTCACCGAGAACTGCCAGCGCGAACAGCTCACCGTGTTGGAGGAGGCTGACGCCATCCAGGGCATGCTCGATCTGGGAGCCACCACCGCCAACGTCGCCCACCGGCTCGGCCGAAGCGGCGACTATGTGCGTGACCGCGCCAAGGCCGCCAGCATCAAGACCGAGGTCAGAGCATCCCGCGACGATTTCGGCCAGCTCACCATCGGCCAGCTCGTGGCCATCGCGCGATATGACGGCCAGCCGGACAGGCAGAAGAAGCTCGCGCAGGCGGCCGGCACCTCGAACTTCGACTACATCCTCCGCAACATCGAACGCGATGAGAACGACCGGCAATGGGTCGAATCGGTCGCCGCGCTCCTCGGGGAGCCCGACAGCGGCATCAACCTCATCCCCGACCCCGAAAAGCCCTACAGCGACCCGGAATGGCGATACGCCGGCTGCATGTTCCCGTCCACCGGCACCCCCGAAGAAGCCATCGAGAAGATCCGCGAACTGAACCCCGCAGCCGTATCCATCCACAGGCAGCAGGTCTACCTCTGGACCCGCATCGACAAGACCGCCGACGCCGAAAAGGAAGCCCGACGGGCCGCCGAACAAGCCGAACGCGACGCCCGCCGGCACGCGCTCGAGGAATACGCCGCCGCATCCGCAGACAAGCGCATGGCATGGCTCCACGCCAACCTCCACGGCGTCAAACGCGACAAGCTCGTCGAAACCACGGCCCGGCTCGGACTCCTGCAGATCATCGACCCGGACCCGCAGGGCTACACGCAGGCGCTGAGCACATGGAACGACAAATGCGGCGTCGAACAATTCGCCACCATCAGCGGCATCGAACCGGAACGGGCGCTCGCCGAACTCCGCTACCACCTCGACGAACCCGACTGGGCGGTATGGGCGGTGCAGATCCTCGCCGCACGCATCGAATGGTTCGTTGCCCCGACCGACTGGACCACCGTCAACGACACCAGCAGACGCATCCCCGGCTACTACCAGATCCTCCAAGACCTCGGCTACACGCCCACCGACGACGAAACCAGCCACCTCGACCAGCTCATCGCCGCCATCAGCGAAGCCGACTCCGACGAAAACGAAGAAGACGAGGAGGACAACCAATGACCAGGAAACAACTCGAAAGACTCGCCCAACTCCTCACCGACACCGCCCAGACCGCCAGCACAATCGAACTGCGAGCGCTCGCCGGTGGCAGGGCGGATGACGGCATTGTGGCGATGGCGGCCGGGCTGAGGGCCAATTGCACTTCGTGTTTGGTGTTGGTTGACGGTCTGATGCAGGAGGGGGTGCGTTGTGAGTGAGTTCGATGATTCGAAGCGTGCCGCTTTGGAGCGGCAGGGTTGGCATTGCCTGCGCTGTGGGACGAACATCCATGACCCGTCATGCTGGCCTGGACGCTCCGGCCATCACCGTCAGTTGCGGCGGGCGGCGGATCCGGATGTGAGGCATAGTCCGGCCAACATCGTCGAGCTGTGCGGTTCGGGCACGACCGGCTGCCATGGGTGGGTCCACCAGCATGTGAAGGAGGCCGAACGCCTCGGGCTGATAGTCCCGCTCGGCAGGGATCCGCGCACCACCCCAGTGCGCGACTGGCAGGGGAGATGGCTTCGCCTCAACCAGGATGGCGCCGCGACCCGTCTGACAGCCATGGAGGTCGCCACACTCGACATCGATGGGAGGGAAACGGAATGACCATTGACAAGCCTGACATGCTGCTGTGGATGGATGTGGAGACTACGGGGCTCGACCCGGACCATGACAGGATCCTCGAGGTGGAAATGCGTTGCACCGACATGAGAGGCGTGCGGTGCGTCGGAGGTTTCCACCGCGTCATCGGATTGGCGGAACGAAACGTCTCCATCGCCGATGAGAACTTCAAGGCGTGGCGCATGCACTGCGCCAACGGACTGCTCGAAGACGCTCTCGACGGCGGATATACGGAGGAGGCGGCGGCGAACGCGCTCGAGGAATACGTCGACAGCCTCGCGCAATCGTTCACCCTCCATCCGGCCGGCAGCAACCCGCAGTTCGACCTCGACTTCATCGGCCGACTCTGCCCGAACCTCCCGCTGCACTACCACCGCATCGACATGGCCACCCTCCGCGACAGTCTCGAAGCCGCCGGCTGGGATGTGAAACCGGAAGAGGAGACGCCGGCAGCCAGCGCCCACCGCACCAGTACCTGCCTCGACCGCGACATCCGCCAATACGCGCGCATCATCCGCCACCTGGCCGCACATCCGGTCCGATACGTCGCCACGGAAGCAGCAAGGTGATGGACATCGCAGCAGTGATCCTCCTATGTGCCGCCATCCTGATCAGCTGGATGGCCAACAGGCCATGAACCGTACCAACAATGAAAGGAACCTCGGAATGAAACAGACCATCAACCGCATCTCCAACCGCATCGGCGACTGGTTCGCCACGCTGTTCTCCCTCACCGCGCTGCTGCTCGTGCCACACGCCATCATCCGGCCGATCATCGGCTACGGCCTCCACCACTGGATCCCCATCCAATGGCTCGCCCTGCATGTCCTGCTCATCATCCTCACCCTATGCGTCGCGCTCGCCGCCTACATCATTGCGGACCGTACCGCGCCGGAACCGCCGGAAACATACTGAAAGGAGCCATCATGGCAGACCAGGGAAACGTCCCGATCAGTCTGGAGACGCAGAACAAGGTGGCCGAGGCCATCTACCTGCGCTGGTATAGCAACGGCCACCGCCATCCACGCCCATGGAACGAGATGGCCACGGAGGGCAAGGAGCCATGGAGGCGCGTTGCCAAGGACGCCATCAGCACGTTCTTCGCCTCTCCCGAATTCCAGAACCTGCTCGACGACGTGTATGACGAAGGCTACGACGACGCCGAGAAGGACGCCCAAGGCGGAAACGAAGGCGAGGAGCCGCGGTGAGCGTCAACGTTCCGCTGCATAAATGGCGGTCGGCCGATCCGGTCATCCTGATCGGCCGCCGCTGCATCGCCCGAACAGACCAGGACGTCATCATCGACGGACAACTCGAACTCATCCGACATCCGGACGGCACCGCCAGCCTCCGATTCCAAGGCATATGCCTGGACATCATCGACCACGATCCGAACACATGTTCCAACAGCATGAGCGACGGCATACGAAGCCTCGCCATCTACGGAAATGAATGAAATGCACCACACAGACACCGTCAGAATCGCCACCAACCCACGCAAATGGCGCAGACCCGCACCCTGCCCGGCATGCCGCAAGTCACAGCCGCTCATCCTGACCCTCGGCGCCATCTACAACCTCCGAACCCGCAAACCGGTCAACACCATCTACGGCTGCATCTGCCCCAACTGCCGGCACAAATGCATCCTCCACGTCGACGGCAAAAACCTCAAAAAAGCCATCCGCCTCTGGAACCACCACGCCAGCCACACGAAAAGGAACAACCAATGAGAAACACCATCTGCGCCACACTTACCGCCATCACCCTCTCACTCTGCGTCGCGCTCGCCGGATGCGGAAGCGCGTCGGAGCCTTCCACGCCAGCGCATGCGGTCAGGTCCGTCGACTCGCAGTGCTCCGCCGGGGCCGACGTATTCACGGAATGCGTCATCACCCTGACCGACACGAGGCAAGTGGACTGCATCGTCTACTCGACGAACGGCAAGCAGGCCGGCCTGTCCTGCGACTGGAGCCATGTGAGCGGCGCGGACAAGGAGCCGGCAAGATGAGCTACAACGTCGTCACCACGGAAGGCATCAGAACGTTCGAGAACATCGACGATGCCGGCGACTACGCGCAGGCCATGTCCATGAGGACTGGCGAGCCGGCCAAGGTATTCCATGCCGAGACCTGACTCGTCGCATTCACCGTCCGCCCAACCACGAAGGACACGAAATGAAAGACAGTGAAGCAGACATCGCCATCGGCGTGCTCAACAAACTCATCGACCAGGAACTCGAAGCCGTCCGCGCCGCGACAAGGGACGGCAATACCCCCTTCGTCGGCTACGCCCAGACCCGACACAACGCCTTCCTCTACGCCAGGGACGAGATCAGGAAGGCGCTCGCCGCAGCCGTGGATGAAAGGGGTGCGGGGAATCCGTTCCTGCCGCAGCGTGACGAGTTGGTCACGCAGGATATGCACACCTGCGATTTGTGCGGCCGGTGGTGTTCAAGTCCCGTCTATTCCATAGGCCTCATCTATGGCGGCCAGGCGAAGACATTCACCGAGGTGTGCGCCGACTGCATGTGGCGGTTGAAGTTCAGCCCGGTCCGGACTATCTCGCTGGATGCCTACCGTCTTTTCGAGCAGTGGCGCCTGTCCCAATCGGAGGCCGACGAATGAAAGACCGGACTCCGCATCTGTGCCGGAACGCTCTCGGCACAGCCATCTGCGCCAGCAATGGCATCGGACCATCCCAGGATGCCGACCGGCGTATAGAGCATTGCGTCATCTGCGGCAGGTGGTGGAAGATCTACGCCGTCTCGCCGTACCTGACCATCTGGGTCGAAGTGCCAGCCTGGATGATCTGGCTGTTCTGGCACAGAATCTGGAAGACCGACCATAAATCATCCCACGGAAAGGAACCGGAACAATGAGCGAGGAAACACTCGAACCGCCACTGCCGCCGATCGATGCGCGCACCGAAGCCGTAGCCGAACGTCTGTTCGGACTCAAATGGGCGCTCCGCAAGGACTCCACCGAAATCATCCACGAGGAATGGCAGACCGCATCCGAATGGATCCGCGACGGATACGTTCGCCAAGCCATCGAAGTGCTCGCCGCCGCTGACCAAGCGCAACCCGCGAGCGCCGACGGAGGCGATTATGAGGAGCGGATGCGCGTCGAATACCGTGAGTTGACCGCTCGTGCCGGCAGGCTCAGGGGCATGCTGCAGCGGTATGCGGATGGCACGCTCGACTTCGAGCCCGTCTGTCCGATCGGTCTGTTGAGCAGGCAGCTTGACGTCATGGACGAATACGCCGTTCTGCTCCGCCATAGAGCCAAGCTCGAACACGTCGACCTTGAAGAACAGGACTCCGCCACCGAATAAACAAAGAACCCGACCTTCCGGCCGGGCTCTGGCATTACCACAAACCAGACTACACCCGCCGGAGGAGAATCGAACAAATGAACGAACCAACCAACGAATCCCAACCAACACCAAACCAGACACAACCAGCACAAACCAACCAACACAAGCCAGCGCTCGCCGGTGTGTGCCTCGTCTGCGGCGGAGGATGCGCTGTCGGCGACACCATGTGCGCGAGATGCGATGGGCTGCTCCGCGGCTGGCTGCGGGAATATCCAGCATGGTTGGATTCGCTACATGAGTTCCTGGACTCGACCGCGCACTACGGAGGCCGCCAGCCTGGACGCGTCAACCTTCCAGCCGCGCCGACGCCAATCCGATTGCCGGTGCTCGACCACATGCAGGCCATCGAGGATGCCGCAATCGCACTCTGGCGCCGGTTGTACGCTCCGCCCGCCATGCCTTGGGCGACCTATGGCATGCATCCGCCGCTGGTGGACATGCTGCGTGTCTGCGCCGGCAGTCCTCGACTGCGCCGCATGCCTGACATCGCCGACTTCTACCATGAGTGGGAGTCGATGGTTCGAAAGACGCTGGACATCATCGACGTGCCGCCTGCGAAACATGGCATCGGAAGATGCCCGAACCCGCTGTGCGGAGTCGAATTGACAGCGGCGGTCGGCGCGGTAAGCGTTGCATGTCCCGTGTGCGGCAACACTTATCGTGTGGTCGACGTGCGATTGGGGTTCCTGCGGGAGTGCATCGAATCGGGCAGGGCGTTCACGGCGGAGGAGTGTGCGGAACTGCTGCGCGAATGCGGGTTCCAGTGCAGCGTGAACACGATCTACTCGTGGCGCAAGCGCGGCAGGATCCAACCGGCCGGCAGAAACGACAAAGGACAACCGCTGTACCGCCTGTCCGACGTACACGCGCGCCTCGCCCGGCATGACGTGATTTGACATTTTTCAAAGTGCAAGGCAGAATTGTCAGTGGATTAGAGGGTTCAAACCGGAAAACGGTTTGAACCCTTTTCATATCCACCGATGGATTCTCCTAACTCCTTGGGTTATGTCCCGTCCTGTCCGAACGGCATATCGGACACGCTCCGCCCACTCCCGTCAGAGTGGGCATACCTCAATGTGGCAGGCAAGCCAATCCCGTGCTTCCGTGATGCGGTGATGCTCAAATCCGCCTGCCGGTATGCCTTCGTAGGAATCAGTGGTAGATCGTACCGGCCGTGAGTCTTTATTGGATTCTCTTCCTTGTGGCCGCGTGTGGACGCGGGTTCGAATCCCGCCGAAGGCACCCATGAAACAAATCCGGGGTAGGGGTATTGACAATCCGGGAGGGGTATTCGCAGATGATGGGGAGCCCCTACAAGACACGGGAGTGTCCATATACGGGAGCCCCTATACCGGCATTCCAGCAAGCCAACGGCGAAGATAGTCGTCGGCAAATCCACGGCACCTCGGGGCTCATACACGTGGGGAGGCCACATGAGCAAGCGGCGCAACGAGCGTGTCAGCAACGGCTGGCGGCGCAGACAGCTTAGGGCAAGAGTGCTGGCCGCATACGACGTGTGCGCCATCTGCGGCAAGCCAGTCGACAAGACATTGAAGACACCACATCCGATGAGCGCCGAAGTAGACGAACTCATACCGGTCTCACGGGGCGGCGATCCGTACAGCTTCACTAACTGCAGGCTCACGCACCGCATCTGCAACAGGATGAAGAGCGACAAGACAGACGAACACGCACGAGCGCTGCTGGCCAGCAAGCAGACCATCAAACCAAGCTTGATGCCGTTCAAAACGTTCGGCATCTGACCCGATACCAGGGCAGGGTACCCGGTCATACCCCCTTGGGGTAGCCTCGGGTGCAGTGCCGATATTTCTCTTGAAATTTAAGCGTAACGAATTGTGTTACGCATACGTTGAATGAAAGGCGGAATATGGCCTTTTTTCAAAGCGTCAGCATCTGACATAGAACGATTTAATAAATACTTCAGAAGCACTGACACTAGTAAATGTTGGGAATGGAACGGTGCTCATCACCCAAAGGGATATGGCACATTCCGTCTGGCAAAGACGTCCGTTCCGGCACATCGCTTCGCATATGCATTGACTCATAACATGTTTATCCCAGATGGGATGGTGATTGATCATATCTGTCACAACCGTTCATGCGTTAATCCAGACCATTTGAGAACAGTAACGGTTCAGGAGAATTCCGAATATCGTGTTTCCTGTAATAAGAACAGCAAATCCGGAATCCGTGGTGTCTACTGGCGTAACGATCGAAAAGCATGGCAAGTTGAGGTTATCAAGAATAGGAAGGCATACAAGAGAGGTCCATTCAAGACGCTTGCACGGGCGGAAGCTGCTGCAACAAGATTGCGCGAAGAACTCGGGTTCCTCACTGGTTTTGGAATGAAGGAAACGCAATGATTTGCGAAGTATGCGGTAAGCAATTTAGGCCAAGTGGCAAGGGCAGCCAACAGAAATATTGCTCCGCGAAATGCAGGCAGAAAGACTATCGGCGTCGGAAAAAGAACCGGCCCGCACAGGACCGGAACGGTAAGCCGCCCGTCAAAGCCGTGGAAACGAAACAGAAGCCGGAAAGGGATCTCGACCAGCGGAGCTTCGAGAGGATGATGGACGGCAGCATGCTGGACATGCTGCGCGCCAACCGTGACCGACTGCAGAAGGCCATGGATGACACGTCCACACCGGCAAACGCACTGCCCGCGATCAGCCGCCAGCTCATCGACGTATGCGAACGCATCGAATCACTCCAAGGCGGAGGCCTGACCGACCTGCTGGACGATGAGGAAGACGAGGTGACGGACGATGTCGGAGCGTCGATTGTCTGAAATCGCCAAGGTCCTCCGCCAGCCGGAAGGCATCGTCGGCAGCGAGTTCACGCGAATCAACAAAGCCGCGCGCAAGGCCGGCATCCGTTTCGACTTGTGGCAGCAGGGCTTCTTGTGGCTTCTGTTCGCCAAGAACGCGGAAGGCAAGTATGCGTGTGGCGCGGACGGCGCCGTGCTGTCCAGCTGCAGGCAGATCGGCAAGACCTTCACCGTCGGCACCGCGTTGTTCCTCAAGGCGATACTCACACCGAACCTGAAAGCCATCTGGACCGCCCACCATACGCGCACCAGCGACGAGACATTCGCGGACATGTGCGAGATGGAGCACAATCCAGTGCTCGGCCGGTACGTGGAACGCATTCGCAGAGCAAACGGCCAACAGGAGATCACGTTCACGTCCGGCAGCCGCATCATGTTCGGCGCCCGCGAAAACGGTTTCGGCCGAGGATTGCACAGCGTGGACGTGGCCGTGTTCGACGAAGCGCAAATCCTCACAGTGCGCGCGATGGACAACATGATTCCGGTTTTGAACACGAGTCCTAACCCCCTGGTCGTGTATATGGGCAATCCACCCAAGCCGGGAGACCAGTGCGATGCGTTCACGGAGAAACGCATGCACGCGCTGAACCATGACGGAAACCTCCTCTACGTGGAGCTCGCCGCCGACAAGGACGCGGATCCGGACGACCGCGAACAGTGGGCTAAAGCGAATCCCAGCTATCCGAAACGTACAAGCGAACAGGCAATCATGCGCATGCGCAACAACCTGTCGGACGATTCATTCCGTCGTGAGGCGCTTGGCATATGGGATGAGACCGCCACCGCGTACGCCATCAGCCCGGACCTGTGGCAGGCCGCGGCCATCGACGGCGTGCCCGAGGGTGGCACGGTGAGCTTCGGCATCGACATGCCTCCGGACAGGAGCGTGCTGACCATCGGAGCGGCGCTACGATACGCGGACGGTTCGGCCATCGTCCAGATGGCGAACATCAAGGACGCACGGCAGGCGGGAACCATGTGGGCCGTGGACTGGCTCGCCGAACACTGGCCAAAGACCGCCAGCGTGGTCATCGACGCGCAGTCACCGGCCATGAGCCTGCTGCCCGAACTGAAGAAGGTGCACGTGAGAGTCACCGTCACGAACATGCAGGAGATGGGCCGCGCGTGCGGACGCTTCCTCGACATGCTCAAGGCCGGAACGCTCAAGCATCCACGGGACGAATACCAGCCGCAGCTGGCCGCCGCCGTCAAGGGCGCGACCACGCGACCATTGGGACAGTCCGGCGCGATCGCCTGGAACAAGCTCGGCAGCGATGTCGACATCACGCCGCTCGTGTCCACCACTCTCGCCCTGTATGGGGCGTTCACGACGAAACGACATCCGGAAAGACGACAGGAGGTGATGTTCTGATGGTGTTCTACATGGCCGACGGCACAACGGTAAGTGTCGCTCCGAAATTCACCGGCAGCAGCTACCTCGACACCGCAAGCGGAAACGTCGGCACCATCCTCGGCGTCGACGACGAGGACATGCCCATCATCCACGAACTGTTGCGCGTGTGGCGTGAGAAATACCCACGCAACCTGATCCGCGGAGCCTACTACGACTGCAAGGAACGATTCAAAGACTTCGGAATCTCCATCCCCGACCAGATCAAAAACAAGGTCGAGGCGATGATCGGATGGCCCGAACTGGCCGTCCGATCATTGAGCGACCTGAGCGACCTGGAAGGGTTCAGCGTATCCGGCGACGACACGATGGGCGTCAACGACCTGTTCGAGGACAACCAATTGGACGTGGCCACGTCAGAACTGATCGTATCCGCTTACAAGCACTCATGCAGCTTCCTGACCATCGCCGCAGACCCGGAGAATCCGGACCGGATCAGCATGATCCCACGCTCCGCCGACTGGTCCGCTGGAATCTGGGACCGACGCAACCACCGTCTGGCCGCGGCATTGACCATCACCGAGGACGACAAGGACGGACGAATCTGCGCGTTCAACGTGTGGCTCCCCGGCAAGGTCTACGAATGCTCCGGCCACCTGACCCCATGGCGGGCGGAGAAAATCGAAACGAACTTCGACCAGCCGACTGCCGTCGCGCTCGCCTACGACAGGCAGATGGACCGGCCATTCGGCCACAGCCGCATCAGCCGTTCGCTCATGAGCCTCGTCGACGCCGGATTCCGCACCGTGGTCCGCATGGAGGCGTCGGCCGAATTCTATTCCGTTCCGAAACTCTGGTTCATCGGAGCGAACAGGGACGCGTTCAGCAGCAACACATGGACGAGTCTCATCCAGGCGATCAACGCGATCACCGCGGACGAGAACGGAGAGCTTCCCCAACTGCATCAGGTGCAGCAGGCGTCCATGACGCCCCATTCGGACATGCTCAAGACCTTGGCCATGCTCGTCGCCTCGCAGACCCGAGTGCCGGTCGACTATCTGGGCATCACGTTGGACAATCCGACCAGCGCCGAGGCCATGGCATCCGCCGAACGACGGTTGACGCGCATCGCTGACAAGCAGAACGTGGCCTTCGGACGGGAACTCAAACGGGCCATGGGCATCGCCGTGGCATTGCGCGAAGGCGCGAACACGATACCCGACTCCATGCGCGACGTGCATCCGGTATGGGCGCCCACAAGGGAAATCTCCGACGCGGCGCGCGCCGACGCGTTCACGAAGATCGCCGACAAGATCACCGGCTACGCCGACTCCGATGTCGGACTCGAACGTCTCGGCCTGACCCGCGAGGAAATCACCCGCCTACGCGCCGACCAGCAACGGCAGAAATCGGAACAACGCATCGACCAGCTCATGGACAGAAGCGCGGCGTCCTCGGAGGTGACGGATGGATCTGAACAATCTGGATCTGCCGGAACCGGCGAAAGCGCAGCTTCGTCAGAAACTGGAGAAACTGCATAGGGATTACGAGACTGATCTTGAGAATCTGACAGACGACGCCACCGACGCGATGGAATCCGCGAAACCGTTGGAACGACAAGACATAGTGCTCAGGTACACCCGCGATGCGTCCGAACGATCACGTAGGTACTACACTGACACCAGGAACCTGTGGCAGAAATACGCCGGCATCAAAATGCCGCCCTACGTCTCATCTACTTGCGACGAATATGAAGTGCTATACCGTCAGGTAGGCGGTTTCACTGGAACCGATTGGAATGGGCATAACTACACTAATTTGAAGCATGGCAACGCCAACGGGCTGACTGTTGAAGACCTTTGGCCCGACCTGAAGACGGTGGACGACTGGCAGCAGTTCATTGCCGACATGATGAGCAGGTCTGTACGATTGACCACGCAGAACAACCGCGACGCCGACGAGACGCATCCTGGATGGGCACGCGTCCCACGAGGCTCCAATCCTTGTGCATTTTGCGTGATGCTCGCCAGCCGAGGATTCGCATACACCAGTGAGGAAAGCGCGGACTTCGGCGGCTCTTTCCATAACGGCAAATGCCGTTGCATTCCCGTGTGCAGCTGGGGCAAGGACAAGATCTTCGGCTATGACCAAGCGAAGTATAAAGCCATGTACGATCAGGCCGTGCAAGCCATCAACGGCAACGCATTGGGAAAGAATTGGAAGTCCTCCGCCGAGGAAGCCGGAATCAAGTTGGATTCGGCCGACGCGAATGCCGTCACATTCGTTATGCGTCATAAGTTCCCTAAGCAATTGAGCGACGGGATCATGCCGAAGAAACGTGCGTCTTTCAAAGTCGAACATGATTTCACCGGCATGCGCGACGAGAAATCATTAAGCAAGAAAGGATGGGATGGAAGGCAGAAGGCGCTTGGCGTCCCAGTAGACGCAGACGTCCTTGAGATGCATGAAATCGTGTTCCTGGAACATTTCAAGTCACTCGGACAGCATTACGAATGGATTCCACGCGATACTTTGGGGCACAAATCGACGAATGACTTGAAATGGATTGAGCAAGACCTTGAGTGCGAGGTTAAGTCATCTCGGCAAAAACGCCCAGACTACGGATCCATTTCGAAGAACATCTCAAAAGCGGTATCCAAAGCCGAGCAGCATGGTGTCGTGAAGGATGCATTCATTGTGGATCTCACTGGATACTCGGCTCCGGAGAAACTGGTGACGCAACTTTCCCGCTATAACGCGCTGCATAAGAAAAACAAGATCAGACGTTTGTTCCTATTGGACAACAACGGGATGAGAGAAATCGAGCTGCAATAAAAACCCGGAGGCACTCCCGCACGAATAGGCTATTATTTCAAGTCTGCACGGGACCTCCGGTACTTCTATTTTACCAAAAACCATTGATTTCGGTGGATTGCCGGAGCAGACGAACGGACCCGACTGTAACTCGGGCGCTTCACAGCCGCGCAGGTGCGAATCCTGCATCCACCACTCGGCCAGCCATTCAGGTTGGCGGCGACCATGCGCCGTATCGCGTGGGAGGACCATACAGCGCACCGTGGCGCGGTCGAACTCGAATCCACGGGAAACAGCAAGAAGGAGCACAGCATGTTCAACAGATTCCGATTCCCGGCCCGTATCCGTCTCATCGACGGCGGCGGGGACGAGGGCGGTTCCGGCGATAGTGGCGACGGCGGCGAGCCGAAATCGTTCACCCAGGAACAGGTCGACCAGATCGTCGAGAAAAGGTTGGCGAAGGAGCGCGGCAAGTACAAGGACTACGACGAGCTCAAATCAAAAGCCATGAAACTCGACGAGATGGAGAACGCCGGAAAGAGCGAAATCGACAAGCTTAAGGAATCGAACGCCGCATTGCGCAAGCAGATCGACGACGCCGCGGCCGAGAAACAGCACGCCGAATGGGTGTCCGAAGTCGCCAAAGACAAGGACGTTCCGGTCGAACTGCTCCGCGGCGGAACCAAGGAGGAACTCGAGGCGCATGCGGACCTCCTGCACGCGGCGCTGCATCCGGCATCCAAGCCGCCTCAGGTGAGGAACCAGACGGGCTCTCCATCGCACCAGAACAACAACAAGGACGCCGAAGAGCTCTCGTACATCCACCAGCTCCTAGGCGAATAACCCAACCATCCGAAAGGACAAGCCATCATGGCGATGAAAACAGACCAGATCAAGCTCCCCGTGAGCGTGGCCACCGAAATCGTGAACAAGGCCAAGGACACCAGCACCATCGCGTCCCTGAGCCCCAGCACGCCACAGATCTTCTCCGACGCCGACTACCTCGTGTTCAACGGCAAGAGCGAAGCCGAGGTAGTGGCCGAAGGCGCGGTCAAGAGCAGCTACGAGCAGACCGTGGACTCCGTCGTGGCGAAGCGCTTCAAGGTGCAGACCACCACCCGCGTCACCAGCGAACTCCAGTGGGCCGACGAGGACAACCAGCTGCAGATCATCCGCAGCATCCAGGCCGATCAGGCAGCCGCACTGGGCCGCGCCCTCGACTACGTGATCTACCATGCGATCAACCCCAAGACCGGTGAGGCGCTCTCCGGATTCGACCCATTGAGCACGTCCGCCGTGCAGGTGATCGCCACCGAGGATGAGATCGGCAACGTGGACGCTTTGGCCGGCGCGCTGAACGACTCCTACGACATCAACGGTGTCGCCCTGTCCAAGACCTGGGCGTCCCGCCTGCGCAAGCTGCGCGTCCCCTCCACCGGCATGCGCTTCTACCCGGAGATCCCGCTGAACCTGCAGGCCGGCAGCCTGGACGGCATCACCGCCGCGACCTCCGGAACCGTCAACGGCCGACTGGCCAAGACCCCGACGAAGGTGCTCGCGTTCATGGGAGATTTCAGCCTCATCAAATGGGGCATGGTCCGCGATCTGACCAGCGAGATCATCGCCTACGGCGATCCGGACCAGACCGGCGTGGACCTGAAGGCCCACAACCAGATCGCATACCGCACCGAAGCGATGTACGCGTTCGCCGTCATCGACCCGCACGCGTTCGCCGTGCTCAAAACCAAGTGAGGTGAACTATGAGTTTCCCCATCCAGACGCTTGTGATCAACCCCGCAGGCGAGGAAAAGCACACTGTCGGCCCGTTGGACGCGCAGGTGCGGCTTGTCAACACTGACGGCACCGCCTTCTCCGCCGGTTCCGGTGCCTACGAACTGCCGGAGGCCGGCAAGGACACCCTCGGCGGCATCAAGCAGTTCGCGCCCGAAGAGACGATTGGCAACGTTGACGGCAACATCGTCAAGGCCGCCGCAGCCGCTCCGACCAAGGATGAATTCGACAAGCTCGTCACGGCTTTCAATACTTTGGCGAAACAGTTCGATGACACTATCACCGGCCTCGCGGCCTCCGGGGTGATCAAGCTGCCGGACAAGAAGTGACCATGACGGACGAACCGGACATGTTCGCCACCTCCGACGATCTCGAACGGAGGTGGCACAAGCTCACCGACGAGGAACGTCAGAAAGCCGACACGCATCTCGCGGACGTGACCGACTACATCAAGGAACGCTCGCCCATCTGGCAGCGGCTCCGCGAAGAACGGCCACGCCTGCTGACGAAGATCACCTGCGACATCGTCCGCAGAATCATGCAGGCCGACCCGTACGACATTCCCGGCGGCATCACGCAGATGAACCAGACCACCGGCAGCTTCAGCGAACAATACAGTTTCGGAGCGCCCACCGGCGATCTCTGGCTGCGCGACGACGAGAAACGCATCCTTGGCATCAACGCTCAGCGCGCGTTCAGCGTCGACATGGCAACGGGGGAGACGTCCTAGTGGAAACCATCGAAGTGTGGCGTGGCCAGTCCACCACCGACACGGACGGCAACCCCATCCAGGGCAAACCCGCCCGCGTCGGCACGTTCCAGGCGATGGTCGCGCCAACCTCCACCACCGACCAGACCGAGGAGAACGCCAGCCCGCAGACCATCGAATACACGATCCACATCCGCGGTAGCCAGCCGACCGGCATCCAGGCCACCGACCTGATCAAAGTCAGGGGCCGGCTGCTGCCCGTCAAGGGCAAGCCGCAGGTGTGGGACAACCTCCACGGGCGCCACGTCGGCGACGTGATCACCGTGGGCGAACGGGAAGGATAAGCATGGCTAAACGATGCAGATTCGTATTCAACCGCAAGGCGTTCAGCCAGCAGGTGCTGAAGAACGAGACGCTGCAGGACCGCATGCGGGAAGCCGCCCACGAGGCAGTCACCGACAGCCGTTGCATGGTCCGCGACCATGACGGCAAGAACCGTAGCGGCGTGGCGATCATCTGCCCGGCACCGGTGGAGAAGGCGCACGGCACGCTAGAGGACACGCTCGGAAGGATGCGCGTATGAGCATCCCGGTCACTCCCCGGCGCACGGAACCCCTGCTCCTGCCCAAACTGAGGACACTGTTCCCGGACGTGACGTTCGATACCATCGAACGAAGCGACCTCGAACCTCCCTTCACCGAAGCCACATTGGCCGACTCCATGCAGGGCATGAGCACTCCCATCTCGCAGTACGTGCGGCTGCGGTTGAGCGTGCGATGCATGAGAGAGGACCATACGGGCGACTGGGACAAGGCCGCACGCGTGTGGGCGGCCATCGCGAGGGAGATCATCGGGCTTGGAAACGTCGCGCCGCTCATCGACGCGTCACTCGAATCCGGGCCGGTGCGCATGACGGACGAGGACAAGAGGCTGGTGTGCGCGTACGGCGTGCTCCTGCTCGAGGTCACCGTCAACTGAAACACAACCAAAGACAACGTGCCGCCACACGCGAAGAACGGAAAGGTGCAGACGAATGTCTGACAACAACGAAAAAACCACCGTCGCCGCGCAGGGCGCGACCGACTACGGGTACGTGTCCAGCGGCAACACCGCAGGCAACGTGCGCCTGATCAAGAACTACGCGCTGTTCCTGTTCCCCAAGGGCGACAGCACGTTCGTGGCTCCGACCGGCGTGAACTGGACACCACCGTCCGGCAAGAAGCCGATCGGCTACTCCACGGAGGACGGCGCCGTATTGCATCCGGAACCGGGCGACAGCACCGACTACAAGGCCCACAACGGCGACATCGTCCTATCCGACACGGATCCGGGCTACTGGACCCTGCAGCTCGCCGCCATGGAGGGCCGCAAGGACGTGGTGTCGGCCTACTTCGACGTGGACGTCGAAACGGACGGCGGCATCAGCATCAAGGGCGCCGGATTGAAGAAGGAGTGGATCCTCGTGCTGGTCGCGCTCGACCAGCAGGACCGTCCGTTCCTCCTGTACGGCACCAACTCGAAGGTGAGCGACCGTGACGACGTGAGCCTGAAATCCAGCGAGATCATGAACTTCAGCATGACGTTCAAGATGCTCAAGGGCGACAAAGGCGAGCAGTTCCACGCATGGGGCCTCGTCACTGAAGACGCCAAGTGACCCATTGATTCTTCCCGTGCGGCCGATGGCGGTCGGCCGCACGGGACCACCACATCAAACCGCCAACCATTAGAACGGAGCCAACATGAGCGACAAAGAATACCATGTCGTGGACGTGGACCTTACCGACGCGGAAGAGTTCAAACCCGACGTGCACCTCGAGGTCGCCGGCGTCAAACTCGACCTGCCGAACCTCAACAACGCGGAACTGCCCATCGAACTCGTCCAGGCCATCCTCCTGATCAAAAGCAAGCCCGCATTGTCCGACGAGGAAACCACGGCCTGCGTGAGCACGTTCCTCGCCTACTTCCAGACGATGCAGCCGAACTTCTGGAACGTGCTGCGCAAGACCAAACGTCCGATGGCCTACCTCACCGCGACCATCAAGGCGTGGGCCGAGGAATCCGGACTGGACCCAAAAGCGTTTACCTCGCCCACCTCTGGAACAACAATCGCGCGGCACTAGCCTACGACTGGATCCGAGCGTACGGGCAGATCTACAGGCCCGTACGCTTCCGGGAATGGGTTGAAGGCCAACGTCCACGAGTCGATTGGGGACTCGCCTGGGCGTTGACCCGCGAAATCCTCAAAGACCATACGAGTCACTCGTGGATGGCGTTGCAGAACGCCGTCTACGCGCCCGACGGAGCCGAACAGGCGGTCTGGACGCTGTCCGGACAACGCAAACGCCCATGGTTCGACCACGAGCACGACCCGCTCCGCCCGCCAACCCCGACGCACAACCTCACCCGCCGTCAACGCGAGGACAGGGAACGGCTCAAAGCCTATTTCCACATCAACGACGATCTCTGACTCCGACCGCCATCGGAATCCCAACCTACGAATAAGGAAACACGATGGCAGCACAGGACATAGGCGTCGCATACGTCCACGTCGAACCATCCGGCAAAGGATTCGGCAAAAGCATCGAAGGCGACATCGGCGACGCCGTCAACAAAGCCTCTAGGAAAGGCTCCAGCACCCTCATCTCGAAGATCGGCGGAGCATTCGGCAAAATCGGCAAGGTCGGCACAGGCGCGATCGCCACCCTCGCCGGCGGCATCACCGCATTGGCCGCCAAAGGCGGCTTCACCCGCGCCCTCAACATCGAGAACGCGCAAGCCAAACTCAAGGGCCTCGGCCACGACAGCGCGAGCGTCACCGAAATCATGAACGACGCGCTCGCCTCCGTCAAAGGCACCGCGTTCGGATTGGGTGACGCCGCGACCGTCGCGGCCAGCCTGTCAGCATCCGGCATCAAGGAAGGCGACCAGCTCACCAAGGTCCTCAAGACCGTGGCCGACACCGCGCAGATCAGCGGCAGAAGCCTCACTGACATCGGCATGATCTTCGGTTCCGTCGCCGCCCGAGGCAAACTCCAGGGCGACGACATGCTCCAGCTCATGTCGAGCGGCATCCCAGTCCTCCAAATGCTCGGCAAGCATCTGAACAAGACCAGCGCCGAAGTGTCCGACATGGTCTCGGACGGCAAAATCGACTTCCAAACCTTCGCCGACGCCATGCAGGAAGGCCTAGGCGGCGCCGCACTATCCGCAGGCACCACATTCACCGGCGCCCTGGCCAACGTGAAAGCCGCGTTGAGCCGACTCGGAGAAACAGCCGCCACACCAGTCCTCGACGGCTTACGCGGCCTGTTCAACCAAGCCATCCCACTCATCGACACATTCACCGCAGCCGTCACACCAACCCTGCAAAAAGTCGGAGCGGCACTCCAACAAGGTCTCGAGAACGCGATACCCGCCACACAGGCGAAACTCAAAAACCTTGGCGACACGATCTCCAACATCCCCGGCTTCCAGATGCTCGCCTCGGCGACGGCCAGCCTCAAAAGCCAACTCACTGGCCTCTGGAACGCAATCACATCACTCATAGGCGGACTCAACAATGGCGGCGAAGCCGCCACAATGTTCTCCACAACCGCCGGCGCGCTCGCGGGAGTGGTCGCTTCGGTCGCGCAGGCGTTGTCGAACGCGGCGGGATGGGCGAAGACGTTCGTCAACACGTTCATCGAGACGGGCGCGTTGCAGCCGTTCCTTGAAAGCCTGACCGGCGTCATCTCCGGATTGGGCTCGCTGGTTTCCGGATTGGCGGCCGCGGTCTCGCAGGCCTTCGGCTTCAACGACAGCGCGCGCACCGCCGGTTCCGCGGCGCAGAGCTTCGCCGGACTGTTGAACACTTTGACCGGCGTGCTCATGACGGTGGGAGGCTGGCTGCAGTCGGTCGGGCAGTGGGCGCAGCAGAACGGCGCACTGGTATCCGGCGCGTTGAAAGCCATCACCATTGCATTGCTCGCGGTCAAAGGCTGGGATATCGTCTCGGCCGGGCTGAAGACAGTTTCCGGTGGACTGAAGGCCATTTCCGCGACTGCCTCCGGTGTGGAGAAGACCGCTACGGCCACGTTCGGTTTGATTGGCAAGATCTCCGACGCGGGAAGCGCGGCTGGAGCACTGAAGCAACTCGCCGGCTCGTTCAATATTGTCAAGGCAGCTCAATCGGCGTGGAGCGCGGTGACCAAGGCTGCTACCGCCGTGCAGCTGGCATTCAGCGCTGCCTTGGATGCGAATCCGATCGGCATGCTTGTCGTGGCCATCGGCGCGGTCGTGGCCGCGCTGACATGGTTCTTCACCCAAACCGAAACGGGCAAACGACTCTGGAACAGCTTCGCCACATGGTTCATGGGAATCTGGAACCAGATCAGCACCGCATGCCAGCCAATCCTGCAAGCCATCGCCATATTCATCACCCAGACCATGAGCCAAATCCAACAAATCTGGCAAACCGGATGGACACTCATCACCACCATCCTCCAAAACGTCTGGAACACGATCGGCCCCATCATCATGACCGCGCTCACCGCGATCATCACCGGCATCCAAACATTCATCACCACCATCACACCACTCCTGCAAGCCGGAATACAGAACATCCAAACCATCTTCCAAACCGCCGCCACCATCATCAGCACGGTCTGGAACGGACTCTGGAACACCATATCCACCGTCGTACAAGGCGCATGGACCATCATCACCACAATCATCAGCACCGCACTCACCGTCATCCAAGGCATCATCCAACTGGCGCTCGCGGTCGTCAACGGGAACTGGAGCGCCGCGTGGTCGGCCATCCAGGGCATCGTGTCGGCAGTGTGGGGCGGCATCCAAGGCGTCGTCTCCGCCGGCATCGGCATGGTCAGCGGAGTGGTATCCGCCGCATGCTCGACAATCCGGAGCGTGTGGGCCGCGTTGTGGAATGGCGTCGGAAGCATTGTGTCGAGCGTCTGGGGCGGCATCGTCGGCACCGTAAGCAACATGGTTGGCCGTGTCGGGAGCGTCGTGAGCGGGATCGGCGGAACCGTCCGGAGCGCGGTGTCCGGCGCGGGAAGCTGGCTCGTCAGCGCGGGACGCAACATCATCCAGGGATTGATCAACGGCATCACAGGAATGGTCGGCTCGTTGTATTCCAGCATCACCAACGCGTTGTCGGGCTTGGTGGACAAGGCCAAGAACGCTTTGGGCATCCACTCGCCGTCGCGTGTGTTCCGCGACGAGGTCGGCGTGATGGTCGGACGTGGCATGGCATTGGGCATCGACGATTCCGCGCATGTGGTCAGCCGTTCCATGGATTCGCTCGTCTCCACGATGAGCCTCTCCGACGCGGACTGGTCGAAGACCGGCAGGCTGAACGTCACGGCCGGCACCGGCGCCAATGCCGGCGACGGCGATCTGCGGGAACTCATCGCGGCCGTCGAATCGCTGCACGACGACCTCGGATCGATCATCGCCCGATACACGCCGACGATAGGGGACCGCGACTTCGCAAGGAAGGTGAGAAGTGCAATCGCTTGAATACGTGTGCGCCGCCACAGGTGAGCGCATCGGCTTCGAGGGGCCGCTGTACGGCGAGACGCTCACGGGACTGCGAGCCCGCGTCTGGGACTACAGCCTCGCCTCACGTGGCATGACGGGCATCACCCGCAAGGCACGCGAGGCGACAGTCACCGTGAAGATCCACGATTCTCCGGCCACGCTCGACCTACTGCGCCGCCTCGCGGACGCCGACATGGCATCCGGGAACCCGGGCACGCTCGTGGCCGACGGCGAATGGGAAGCCAAAGCGTGGATCACGAAAAGCGAACCGCAATCCATCACGCCCACGATGGTCGAGACGCAGTTGACCATCGTGCTGGCCGATGGCGTGTGGCGCCGTCCGACCATGACGCATTTCACGCCGCGATACGATTCCGGAACCGCCGACCTTGACTATCCATATGATTATCCGCATGATTTCGCCGGCATGGCATTGGGTGCCGAGATCGTCAACGACACGTCCATCCCGCAGCCGGTCAAGCTCACGATATTCGGACCATGCGCGCAACCGTACGTCATCATCGGAAACAACCGGTACGAGGTCGACGTGACCGTGCCATCCGGCTCGCGTCTGGAAATCGACGGCACCGGCGATGTCAGGACCGTCACCATGGTCAGCGGCACAGGTCTCGTCACAAACTGCTTCGCGCAGGCCGTGCGAGGGTCGGGCAAGGATTCCGGCCGGTACGTGTTCCAACCGCTCGCGCCCGGAACACAGCCGATCAGCTGGCCGGGAGGATTCCAATTCGACTTGACGGTCTGCGAGGAAAGGAGCGAACCGCCATGGACCTGATCGTCACCGACGCCACAGGCAAACCCGTGGCGAGCCACGCCTCATACACGCTCGACCTCGCGTTCGGTAGCGGGGAGAACGACTTCGACCTGCAGGTCGAAGACGCCGCGCTCAAGGCGGGGAGCCGCATCATGATCGACGGCACCGAGTACGGCGGCATCATCGACGACACGGATGTCGACGTGGACGGAGGCCTGTCCACCGTCACATGGCATGGCCGCGACTGGCATGGAGTGCTCGCCTCGAAGATCATCGAACCGGACAGGAACAACGATTACCTCACCCTGTCCGGCACGATTCCCGTCATTATGCGCACGCTCGTCAGCCGTGCGGGATTGCAAGGCCTGTTCACCGTCACCGACGAAAGCGCCGACCACAAGACCACCTGCCAGTTCGACCGGTACGTGGACCTGTACAGCGGTCTGGTCAAGATGCTCAGGGCAAGCGGACTCAAACTCCGGTTGCGTAATGACGGCGACAAGGTATCCATGAGCGCCATGCCCGTCCGCACGATCGGCGACAGCATCGACTCGGACCTCATCGACTTCACCGCCAAACAGGCGGCGCACCCGATCAACCATCTCATCTGCCTGGGCAAGGGCGAACTCAAGGACCGTACCGTCATCCACTGGTACGCCGACGCGAACGGCACGTTCAGCCACACGCAGACCCTCAAAGGCCTTGACGAACGCACCGCCACATACGAGTTGTCCAACGCCAAAGCCGACGAGCTCGAGGACAAGGGCAGGCAGAAATTCCAGGAGCTTCGGAACACCAGCACCATCGACGTGGACATTCCCGACGGCATCGACGCGGACGTTGGCGACCTGGTCACGGGTCGTGACAACAACACGGGCCTCGTCGTCACTGCCGAGATCTCCAAGAAGATCGTCAAGGTTTCGGGAGGCGTGCTCACCGTCACCTACGAATCCGGAGGTGCCAGCGCCGGCGGCAACAGCGGAGAATCCTCCATCGGGGATGGTGGCCACGCCTACTACGCTGGAGCCGGCCTCAAACTCGACGCCTGGACGTTCAGCGCCGACGTGACCAGAAACGACATCGACTCGCTCAACAACGCATTGTCGGGTAAACAGCCGAAAGGCGACTACATCACCGGCCTGAAAATCGGTTCGGTGGACACGCTCGCCCCCGGTGCACAGGCAAGCGCGTCGCTTACGGGCGCCGGCAGCGACAAAACCTTGAATTTGGGGCTTCCGAAAGGCGACCAGGGTCCGCAAGGGGAGAAGGGCGACAAGGGCGACGCAGGACCACAGGGGGCCACCGGAGCGACCGGACCCACCGGTCCTCGGGGAGAGAAAGGAGCGATCGGGGAGCGAGGGCCGCAAGGCGTCGCCGGTCCCGAAGGCCCGCAGGGACTGCAGGGGATACGCGGCGAGAAAGGCGATAAGGGTGATGCCGGCGCGATCGGCGCGGCGGGACCGCAAGGCCCGACGGGTTCCACAGGTCCGCAGGGTCCCACGGGTCCACAGGGAGCGACCGGCCCCCAGGGCAGACAAGGCATCCAAGGTTCCCAAGGCATCCAGGGCCCGCAAGGGGAGAAGGGTGACAAGGGCGACAGCGGCGTATCCGCCCCCTCGAACGGCTTCTTCACGCTCAGCATGGAAGGCGACGGCGACCTGTACGTGAACTATCCGGACAACACGAACCCACCCTCGTTCGTCTGGGACTCCGAGAGCGGGAACCTGTACGTGGACATCCCGGAAAGGTGACACATGGCGCGACTATTGATCGGCAACATCAAAGGCCCCAAAGGTGACAAGGGCGATACCGGGGCCACCGGCCCGCAAGGCAAGCAAGGAGCGCAGGGCGTTCAGGGAGCTAAAGGCGACGTCGGCCTTCCGGCGCTCGTGATGAAGAAATCCCTCGTCGGCGAATATCCGGTGGGATCCACTTTCACGGGGAACGTGAGCGAATGGTTGAACCGAACACCACTCGCCAACGAATATTCGACCGCATTGTCAGGTGGCGGAAAATACAGCATCGTCTGGCAGTGCGTTTCACAGTCCGGCAGCCTATTCACGGGAAAGACGATTTCCCGTCAATCCATCATCGGAACGCAAGGCCCTGCCGGACCGCAAGGTCCAAAAGGTGACGTCGGCCCACAAGGCGTGAAGGGCGATACCGGCGAGACCGGGCCTAAAGGAGCCACTGGAGCTGCCGGCCCTACCGGCCCGCAAGGTCCTGAAGGGCTGAAAGGTGACAAGGGTGATAAAGGCGATGTCGGACCCGCCGGAGAAGGAGGCCCTACCGGCCCGCAAGGTCCGAAAGGCGACACCGGCCCTGCCGGACCTACCGGAGCAACAGGCCCCACCGGGCCGCAAGGCAAGCAGGGAATACAAGGTGCGCAGGGACTGCAGGGCCCACAGGGACCGACAGGACCGCAGGGTGCCAGCGGCGTGACGGCGCCAACTTCCGGATTCTTCACACTGCAGGTCGACCCGAACGGAGACCTGTACGCCGTGTACGCGGATACGACCACCGCGTCGGCGGCTCCCGTCTCCTACGATCCGGCGACGGGCGACCTGTACTACATGATCAATGACGGAAAGTAAGGAGCGCATATGACGAAGATTCTGCTCGGCAACGTCAAAGGCCCCAAGGGCGACACCGGACCGCAAGGCAAGCAGGGAGTGCAAGGACCGCAGGGCCCTGCCGGCGCCACTGGCGCGACCGGGGCCACCGGAGCGAAAGGAGAGGCCGGCCAACGCGGCGAGACCGGGTTGCCTGCCTTGATCATCACACGCATACTATCCGGATACTGGACGTCCGCATGCTCGGATTTTGACTGGCGGGCACTCAGTTTCAACCGTGCCCCGGTCGTAGGCGAATACTTCTTCGCCATGACCAACGGCGGCAAGAACCTGATGTACGCGCAGATCACAGCCACCGGGAAAAACGTGACGTTCAAGCCAGTCTCGAACACAAGCCTCGTCGGCCCGAAGGGCGACAAGGGCGAGACGGGCATGAGCGCAAGCCAGGCGTTCATCGCCGCCCACCCGGTCGGCTCCCTCTACTGGACCACCTCCACGACAAATCCGGGAACCACCTACGGCGGCACTTGGAAGGAATGCAACACCATCCTTCCGGGACACATCTACCAGCGCACAGCCTGAAAGAGAAAGGAACATCAATGGCACGAACCACGAACATCACCAGATACACCTGCGACCGATGCCACGCCTCCGCATACCTCGCCGACGGTGACCCACGCACCTCCAGCGACTGGCACGACATCACCCACACCACCGTCGACGGAGTCGCACAGGGCGCGCTCGTCTGTACCGCATGCTGGCAGACGTTCAAAGCGCTGGCAGCCACGCAGGACGCCGCCTACGCCGCATACCTCAACAACACAACAGATAGGAAGGAATGACCATGACCATGAATCTCATCACCGGCAAGGCCGGCGCTCCGCACATCACATCCAGCGACCAAGGAGCCATGCAGGCCGGACTGGTCGGAAACGGCAACTACCTGCTGCAAGGCGGCGACGGCAAATTCCCCGCCGTGACCATGCAGTCAGCAAACAAGGCGCTCGTCCCGGTCCTCAACCTTGTGATCGAAGGACGATACGCACGCGTCACCGCGGCGGAAACCGTCACCATCGAAAGCGGAGTCACAGAACGGAACCGCAACGACCTAATCTGCGTGAAATACACGCGAGACTCGAACAACATCGAAACGATCGCGCTCGCGGTGCTGAAGGGCACCGCCACCAGTGACACGGCGGCTGACCCCACGGTACCGTCGGGTAGTATCCTGAACAATTCCGGCACCGTATGGATTCCGATCGCCCGCATTCCGATCAGTGGCATCACCGCTGGAACTCCTGTCATGCTTGTCAAGCAGTTGCCTCCGATGAGCCAACTGTGGGATTCCGTAACCCTGTACCAGGATTCCAATTGGATCATCATACGTAACGGCAGGATGATTTTGATCAAGTTCAGTGGGAAAATCGGTTCGGGCAGTTGGGATGCTGTTGAATGTCCGGCAAAGCTCGCGTCCTGGTATCGTCCCATCGTTGACTTGTCGACTGTCTGCCTTGTATCAAATGGGCAAACGGCGCGAAGCCTCACGGCCAGAGCTGATGGAACTATCCGAGTGGCGAACATGGGAAACGTTGGCAGCAATCAGGATTGCGTCGGCACGCTTTGTTTCCCAATCCCATGATTTCTAGCTTTCCGTAACCCTTTCCGCGCCGAGCACGAACTGGAAAGTGGATTACCGCACCGCCTTGGTCGGCAGGATGCTTCTAGTCGCATTCCACGCCAATCGCCTCAACGCCGATTGGAACGCGGCGAAAGAGTGGGAGGTGTCACAGATTCTCAAACTCCCAGCCGGTTTGGAGGCGGCGTTCGAGGTACATTGCGCCGCAATATCCAATTCGAGCATCGGATTGCATGGCGTCGAAGTGCAGGTGGCGCATCACACCATCGCCTTGCGTTCCTCGGGAAAGATGACAGTAAGCGCAAACTGGGGATGGGTCGAAGGCTGTATCACGGTGCCACTTGTCTAGGAGAACGTCACTCCACTAGGAATCGGCATGGAAAAACGCTGCATCAGAATGTTCTCCCTGCCAACCCCGCCAAGTAACGTAATACTGCCATCCGGATTCCAATTCGCTTGCTTGTTGTAGCGCGGATCCGCAAGACTTGATCCAACACATCCCAGTCCAATTGTGGCCGATGGACGTATCCCTGACTGATATAACCAGACCGTATAGTTCGAGACTTCGACGGTTGATTTGAAAGAGCTCAAATCGACATACAGCATGTTGCCCTTGACGGTAATCGTGTTGGATCCACCATATAGGGCGCCAACAAACGATCCTGTGTCCTGAAACTTAAAGGTAGCAGTGAGGGTTACGGAAAGCTATTGCAGTGCCATCCAACAGCCGTGCGCCGTGGAGTAAGCGGATTTCGGGTCGCCAAGCATCTGCACCTTCCCATCACGCATGACAAGCAGGCTGAAACCGCAGGACGGGAACGATATGATGCTCTGGTCGGCGAGCGGGCGGAACGCTTCTGGGATGGTCTCATTCGCCGTCGAGTAGTTCTGCTGTCCACTGCCGTCGAACTTGACGTTGCCGTTGATCGTGACGATGCGTCCGACGCGACATAGAGTGAGTCTGCTGTTCGTGTATGGAGGTTTCCATGGCTGGGTTACGGAAAGCTACGCGGCTCCGATGATGAGTCTTTCCCATGCCCGCTGCAGACTTCTCAGCACGGACAAATCGGGGCGGAGATAGTAGCGGGCGGTTGTCTTGATGTCGCTGTGACCGAGTTGTCGTGCGACCACTGAGATATCGGCTCCCGCAGCGATTGCCAGAGTGCCGAAGGTGTGCCTGAGGTTCCTTGGCGGCACGCAGGGGAGTTTCATGCGTTGGCACCATGACGTGTAATGAGCTGCCACCTGGTTGGCGTTCAGATCGCCGACCAGCCTGCCGGTTCTGCCGTGGCGCAATTGCGCGAGCCGTTTGACTGCGAACCGTGGTAGTGCGACCGTCCGTCGGCTCTGGTCGGTCTTCGGGTCGGTGACCGTTTCATGTCCAGCGACCCATTGCACTGACCTTTTGACGGTCACGATTCCCCGGCGTAAATCCAAGTCGGCCCATTCAATGCCGACGGACTCGCATCGGCGCAGTCCCGCGCAGACGGAGACCAATAACCAGGCTTCCAACGCGTGACCGTAGAAGCCTTTGAGCAGCCGTCTTACCTGTCTGGCGTCGAGCACGCGCGGCTCATACCGCCGCAGGTGCGGCAGTCTGATTTCACGACGTGTCACGTCATTGTCGGTGACTCCCTTGCGATAGGCGAGTCGGAGTATCGCCCGCAGCACGGCCCACGCCTTGCGCGCGGCGCCGGCCTGATTGAACGAGCCGAGCCACTCCTCGATGTCGTTCGCGGTGATCGACTCCATGTCGACGTCAGCCCATTTCGGCTGGATGTGGCAGCGGTAGGCCGACTCGTAGCCCACCCTCGTGCACTCGCGAAGCTTCCCGCAGGAGGGCCACCAGACCTCATCCACAAACGTTCTCAACAACATTTCAACCTCCAAAATCCCACACGTGGTTATCGCAGCTTCCAACGGTAGCCACGTGTGGGATTTTCCTTTCGGAAGGATTCCCAATGAGCCAGGAAACCATCGTCGCAATCGTTGTCGCCATCATCGGCAGCGGAGGCAGCGGCGTGTTCGTCACCTGGATTCTGAGCAAGGTCGACCAACGTCACGATCCACTGCATGAGGGCGTCAGGGAACTGTTGTTCTGCAAACTCGAGGCTCTGCACCGTCAGATGGTCGATGCAGGTGGTGTTGCGAGCATTTCGTTGAAGCAAAGCGCGGAACGAATATATGCCGCTTACCACGGTCTGGGCGGCAATGGAACCGGAACCTCGATGATCCAAGACATACGTGACGCGCATATCGCGAACACAGATTGAAAGATTCAAAAGATTTCCACACCGTCCGTACAAGGCGGACGGTACGGACAAAGGAAAGGAGAGGAATTGAACATCCTCAACAAAGGCAAACCGAGACACAAGCACATGAATCCACGCCGACAATGGCGCAAGCTACTGACCGCGCTCACGGTCTCCATCTCCATGGCTGTCGCGCCAGCCGCGATGGCCGACATGAACGGATACGACATCTCGAACTGGCAGTGCGGCATCGACACCGCGACCGTGCCGGCAGATTTCGTCATCGTCGGCACCACATGGGGGTCCGGCGGCGTATACGGTGGTTGCCTGTCCAACGGCGTCAACACCGACGCGAACCGTCAGCTCGCCGGCGCCGTCAACAGCGGCAAGGAGACCGGCGTCTACCATTACGCGCGCGGCGGCAACCCCGAGACCGAGGCCAGGTTCTTCGTCGACAACGTGCGAGGATATATTCGCAAAAGCGTACTGATCCTCGACTGGGAGGCGCAGGACAACGCCGCCTGGGGCGACAAGCAGTGGCCACGCAGGTGGGCGCGCGAGGTCAAGCGACTGACGGGCGTGAACCCCATCATCTACACGATGGACTCCGGCTACTGGCAGGTCGCCGGCATGGAGACCGAACTAAACTGCGGCATCTGGATCGCCCAGTACGCCACGAACATGGTCACCGGTTACCAGACTGCGCCGTGGAATATCGGCGCCCGCGGCGAGGTCATGCGCCAGTACACGTCCAACGGCAGTCTCAGCGGCTGGTCTGGACGACTCGACCTGAACAAGTTCCGTGGCGACCGCGCGGCATGGCGCAAGTACGCGAACCCTGACGACAAGGGCGCGGCGGATCTGCCGAGCGTCAAGCCGAAACCTCAGCCCACGACCGCTCCGACGGTCGACCTGAACGCCTTGGCCGCGCGCACCATCCGCGGCGACTTCGGCAACGATCCGGCCCGCAGGCAGGCGTTGGGTGGCAATTACGCGGCGGTCATGCAGATCGTCAACAGTCGCCTCGGCGGAGGTTCCGGCGGAACGGCCGCCACAGGTTCGCGTAGCGTCGTGGTCCGTTCCGGCGACACCATGAGTGCGATCGCCGCGAGGACCGGACTCCAGCCGGTGTCCGCCTGGCGTGTACCGAGCGGTGACGTCAATCGGATCTATCCGGGGCAGACCGTCACCTATGGCGGCGCGTCCGCGTCCACCGCTTCGAGCGTGGTCGGAGGCCATGTGGTCCGTTCCGGCGAAAGCCTGTGGAGCATCTACGGCTCCGGCTGGCAGTCGGCTGCCGCACGCAATGGCATCCGCAGCCCATACGTTATCTATCCCGGACAGTACCTGCGCTGAAACTCCCGTCTCCACAACTTTAAGCGTTGTGGAGACGGTTACCGCAATGTTTAAGGAGGTGAAAAATGGATGAATCCAATAGCCCGCAATCCGATTACCTGCTGCCGGGCAGGGTATACGACATACTCAAGTGGCTCGCGTTGATCGCTTTGCCGGCCGTCGCATGGCTCGTCGGAGCGGTCGGCCCGCAATGGGGACTGCCACACTGCGGCGAACTCGTTACGACCATCAACGCGATCGGTTTGTTCGTCGGCGCGCTCATCGGCGTGAGCCAGCTCACGTCTGTCAAGGCCGACGAGGACGGCCAGTGATTAATTTTCTGACGTGAGACTCGAACTCGCCCCTCTCTCAGCTTCTATGCTGTGGGAGGGGCCTTTTCATTTTCCGATGGAAGGCTGCGCGGTTCGACCACATCGACACGATATCGACACGATGACAGTTGCGAACAGTTAATTTCAACAAAGCGAACCACTGCGTATCGTATTGTCACGAACGTTGGAATTTCAACGTTCTTGACAATGCTCACACCCGGCTACGCTCAGTCATGCCATGCCCGAATATAGCAGAATGATTCTGACGCATATCTCTTTGCGTTTTTCTTTTGGCACGATGACGGCTCCCAGAGCCATGCTGTTCGAATCATCATGCTCAAGGTGACATGTCTCATCGCAATACAGGTTGTATTCGGTCATTCGTGTTCCTTTCAATCCATCAATCGTCCGGCGTCTCGGCTTCGAGGCGTGCGTTCGGATCCCTGTTGGCGGCCACGTCATAGTCTTCGGGGTGTGCGGCGATACGGTCGATGAGATCATCGGTGATCTGGTTTTGGCGCTCGCGGTATTCATCTGGTGTACCAAGTTCATCGAGCAGCCTTTTATACGAGGCGTCAATAACCGCTTTAGGGTCTGCCTCAATCAACTCGCACGTATTCAAGAACGCCTCAAGTGGCATGGACGGCTTCGCGTTGATCCATTTGGAATACCCACCCTTGGAATGTCCAAGGATCTCAGCGACTTTCGTCTGCGAAATGGAATGTTTTGCGAATTCACCTTTTAGCTCGAGCCCTACTAGCTGCGCAAAACGTCGGCTCCGATATTCTCTGTTATCACTCATGCAAGCATTATATTACTCGATTTGAGTAACGGCAATTCCGTATATAGTTATTTGTTATCCAAATGAGAAACGCCGAAGTTGACGGACTCTTATTTATGCCCTAATGTTACTCACATGAGAAACGTTAGTCTACAAACGTGGTTTGGTCACAACGCCGAAAAAATCATTAAAAACAAGGGTATGACAAAACGAGCCGTGTCGGAAAAATGCGGAATCCCATACAGCACACTCAACAGCATGCTGAAGGGATACCGAGCCGTGACGCTCGATACAGTCATCGCCCTGTCTGAAGCAACAGGAGAAGCGCCAAGCGCCTTCCTTCCGCCTCAATTCAAAGAACAGAATCAGGCGCTCGCCGACGTATGAATCGAAAGGAAGGTGTTCTCACATGGAAACGATAGCGACCTGGTTCTCCATTGTCTGCGCGGTGGCGAGCATCATCACTGTCTGCATCAATATGTGGCTCAACGGCTAACGGCGCAACAGGAATCGCGCCATACGTTCTCTTCTAGTGGATTGGACGAAACCATGTATCTCAAGGTTATCGACGATTGGAGTCCCTGCATCATACTCCTTTTGGGTCACTCTGGTGGGTTTGCCGAGTGGAACGAGCTGATCCACGAGACGTTGCCCATCGACGATGTCCCATCGGAAATCCTGCTTGAGATATTGGGGCTTGCGGGTCGGGGAATCCATCCAATAGACGCGGAACCAGCCGCTTTTCGCCGGAGTAGTACCATCCAGGAAAAGCTTGGATTCCGGATCGTCGAGCGATGCGTAGACGGTTCCACGCGGTTCCACGAACGCGAATTCGGTGCCTATGTCTTTCGCTTGGCCGTGCGGCGTGTCCAGGTATTGGATTGCCTGCACAGAGCACCCAAAAGCGAACAGTTTAACTCCGACTGCCTGCATCTCGCCGTTGTTCGTCAACGCAAACATGTGACCGATCCCATCGAATTTCTCAAGATCGTCATTCGCGTCTTTCAGAAACCGATTGAAATCAGCGCGTCCCTCCTTGCCATGTATGGGGATGCAGGTCCAATGCGCAGCTGCCCTGCGCTGCTAATTGCGGAATGTAATCCACACATTGACAGCCAATGCCAGAAAAGACAAGGCAGGGGACAGCAATGTCAGCCATAAGGGATCGGTGCTCATAAATTCACTCCGCAATCAGTGGAACACGGTCAACGTGCACAACGATACAGCAGCAACACGTCATGGGAATGCATGACCACCAATGAAAACGATTCTAAGGGATAACGTCCGAATTCCTGCGCACTTTCGGTTTTGTTCTTCGTTGAGATGTTGAAGCGGGCATGGCCCGCGTCCTGTGT